CTGCATAGTTGGTAGTAGTGATAATTATATTTTTATCTTCTGGTACGCAAAAAAAGGAATGAACAAAATACATATAGTCTCCATTGTTTAGGAAACTAAAGAAATGATTTTTATTAATCTTATCTGCTGCAATTTTACTTACAGGTTTAGCTCCTTTTTCGGTAAGATATCTTTTAATATATGGAGATGCGACTTTATATACTTCATCTCCAAATTTAAATAGTGTTGATACTGCCATTGCTTTACTCCTTAATATAATCTATTGTGGCCTGACTGTTTAGTTTTCTTTTTAGCTTTAGAAACCTTACCGCCTTTTTTCATACCACCTAATTTAACACCCATTTCAACAAGGTCTGCTATATCCATAATACCTGCAGGACTTGCTCCGTATAAGGCCATTCCTTTTTCAACTATGCCACGAACCTTACCTTTTTTCTTTGTTTTATTCTTGTTACCAAACATTATTTCATAGCCTTTCCATAACCACGCAATGCTTTACCACAACCACGAGGTCCAGATTTAATTTGTTTACCTGATTTGTACATACCTACTTTACCACCTGCTTTTCTACCTACAGGAGTATTAGCTACAATACCTGCTGTACCTTTTCCAGTACCAAAAGATTTCATAATGTCATCAAAAGATTTTTTATCAAACCCTCTTTCTCTTTGAGTCTTAAAAGGATAACCTTGATTCTTAGCAGTCTTCATTCGTTGAATGATGGATGCTCTAGCTTTCTTTTGTTTAGCTGTTTTAGGCTTATACATAATATCGGCTAATTGAGAATTTGTATAACCTCGTGCAAACTGTTTACGAATAAACTCTAGCTTTTCACCTTTAGACATAGATTGATAAGCTTCACGTTTCATCTCACTAGCTTCTTTACCTGTCCTACCTTTAGTGTCTATACCACCACCTTTTGCTGGTAAAGTTTCATTTGCACCTTCATACAAGTATTTATTTTTCTTTGTACCAGAAGGTCCAGATTCAGCAATGATTTTATCAATACCACCTTTTTGTTTAATAATACGTTCTCCTTCAGGAGTAAGTGAAAGAGTACGTGAAGAAACAACAGTTTTAGTTTTACCTTCATTTTTCATTTCTTTTAGTTTTTGAGAAATAAGGTTTTTACGCTCTTTCATTTGCTCTTCAGACAAGCCAGAAAGAAGTCCTTTACGTTTCATTCTTGCAGTATCTTTTCTTGCCATAGACATAACTTTTTGTATTTTAGTTTTACCACTAGCTTGAGCTTTAGTAACTGCTTCTGCAGCAGTAAGTTTACCTTTACTATCTTCTAGTATCTTAATAGCTAATGTTTTTGTAGAACCATCAATATCTTTACCACGTATAGTTTGTGACTTACGTTCAATTGCACGTTCTTGAGCAAGAGCAGCCTTAGAAGTTCCTGCTTTTTCTGCAGCTTCTGTTTGCTTTGCTTGGTATGTCTTTTGACGTGCAGCAGATTGTGCTTTACGTTTACCTTTTGTTTTCCGCTTGTCTACCTTTGGTCTACCCTTTTTCTTTGCCAAAGACTTTGCTGCGGTTTTAAGTGCTTTGCTAATCATTAGTTACTCCCTGCTATAACTGGGTTATCTGCACCTGCTCTGCTTGCAGGAGTTTGCATATCATCCCGTCTTGTTCTACGTGCTTGATTTTGTAAGGTTGCTACTGCTTGCATATATCTTTGTTCAAACAAAGCTACTGCATTATAATCTTTTTGAAATACCATTGCCTCTACCATACAGGCATTAAACAAAGCATCATAACAAAAGTCTGAAAAATAATTATTAGGCGATGCTGCAGCTAAAGTAGTAGGGCGTGATATATGTACTATCTCTCCATTGAATGTAGAAACAGGAGTAGGTGCAATGAGGACCGTTGTATTGTTTCTACGTGCATAATATTCAGGAGTACCTGTACTTGCTGACACAGGCCAGTAATCACGGATATATTCATCGGTTCTAGGCAACAAATTGATTCGTGTTGAGTTAGCAACTATGTTAAAGTTTTTTAATATTCTTGTTCCTGATGGTAAAGTAATTTCGTTGTCACCTGCAGGGATTGCAACAGAAGTATAGGAGACCAGCCCGTAATCATCAAGGTCACGAGTTAGTCTCTCTTCTGCACGATTAATCATTTTAGGAATATAGTTAGCAAACTCTGTTCCGTCATTCTCTGCAGCTTGAGTAATATCGTCTACAAGATAAGAATAATTAGCCATAATAAATTGCTACTGTTGCTGCTGAAGTAGGAGCAGAAACTTTAACTGGACCTACCATTCTTACACCAAAATCAGGAATATGTATATCACCTGCATCAGTATTGGTTGTACCTACAAATTTAATATTACCACCTCTTAGATTACCATAGTCATCTGTCTGAGAACCAGTAATAGTAAAAGTACCTACGCCAGAATAAGTAATACCCTTAATGCGAGTGTCTGCAATAGTGGTACTAGTTAAGCTATCAAGCAAAGCACCAGAGCCTGTAACAAATGCGTTACGTATATTTGAAGCCATAGAATTTCTCCGATTATTGTTAGTTAGTTAGTTGGTATTCTATTTATTATATTATACACAAAAAAAGAGGGATATGAAATACCCCTCTTCTCTTTTTTAATTTTTTTAAGTTTTTCAGTACTAGCCTGAAGAACCGTAATAACTACGCCAATCTGAGAAACCAAAGCTATAACGCTCACGAGCTTTAAAGCGAAGGTTACCAGTGTCGAAGTCAGGTTCCATCTTTGTCTGCAGAGGAGCACGTACAAACATCTTTGCACCATTAGGACAATCTGTCTTAATGAACCAAGCATCTGTATCTGTGAAACGTCTGTTGACATAGAAGCCACCCGGAATCAGACCCTGATTACGGATTGAGTTAATGTCATTTACTTGTGTGATACCATCTGTACCAAAAGTAGCAGTGGTAGTTGACATTGTGCTGTTCAGAATCTGGTCAGCAGTAAATGCCAAATCTGAAGGGATATGCAAAGACTTAGCTTGCAAACCAATCAGGATACCACGGTCATCTTTTGCTTTTGAAATCTGGATAAGACCAGACTCAAGAGCAGCTTCTGACAGGTCAGTAGCACCAAAAGTGTTTGACTGATTACCAGCAGCCATCGTTGGATGTGTTGCTGAGAAAAGCGGTTGACCATCACCACCTGCAAAGGCAGTGTTGAAACCATTGTTGAATACATCAGCAGCTTTAACCTGCTTAGTATTAGCCATTGCACGAGCCAACCCACGAGCACGAAGCTTAGAGAAGGTATCATAAAGATTATCTTCCATTGCTTCTTCTGTTACGGCAAATGCCAATGCAACAGTTTCGTGTGTATAACGTGCTGTATAGCTTTCTTGTGCGTCATCATAAGTAACTGCAGCACCTTCACCTTTAGTAGGTGCAGTACCGAAGCCTGTGAATAGCACTTCTTCTTCAAATGCACGGTCTGAGTTTTCAGTCTCAAACAACGGTGCGTGTTCGTCTGCAACTTCACCATACTCCATCCCAAACACTGCGTTTAGGCCGGGGAGAAGTTCTTTTGCAATACTTGCTCTATTTATCGCCATTATTTAATCTCCCTTAGAATGGTGCGTCACCGCCTGAAGTAGGCGCAGTCACGATTGCATCATGGAAGTTGTCAGTATGCTGAACCAAACGCACATTCAATTTTAGATATGCATTTTCTGCAGCAACTGCAACATCGTTACCCGGCTCATCTACAGGGTCAAGTGTACGAGCCATAGCAATTGTTGAGGTACGAGTTGCACCTGCAATACCATGACCTGACATACCTGTAAAGGTTGAACCAGAACCAAGAGTTACAGCAAAGTTCTGAGAACCATACAGGTCACCTGCGGTTACAGAAGCATCTGCTTGTACTTCAAATACTGTACGGGCATCATCTGCAACCAATGCATATGCATCTGTAGCTGATGTACCTGAAGGCCAGTACTTGCTAAATTTTTGTTCGCCATCTGCAACATAACGGCAGCCCATGAAAACACCTTGGACTACTTCAGTTACAGTGGTGATGACTTCCAAGTTCCCTGCATTAATACGGACCAAATCGCCAGTAAAAATGTTAGAAGCATAACCTGAAGCAATAGGGTACTCATTTTGACCCTGATTGTTTGGGTTATTACCACGTTTACGGGAAGGACGGAAGCCAGACAACGCTAATGTTGAAGTCATTTTTAGTCTCCCTTTTTAAAAAGCACTACTAAATTCAGTATACTTAATCTTGAAAATTAGGTGTACGTCCCTTAGTAACATTTGATTTACTACTATTTCTAATTGGCATACGAGAATCACTCTGCCCCATAAGCTGTTGATTAACTGCATCAACCATCTCACGGCTTCGGTTTTCAAAATATGCCTGACGATTTTGTGCTTTTTGCATTGGCATTTTTGCCAAAGCTAAGTCCCCACGACAGACTGCACCCTTATATCGCCCTTCATCCCTCACGAAGGAATTATGTTGCAACTCAGGAACTTCATCTACAGTTACAAACTGCCAACCCTCTTGAAACTTTTTGCCTACGTTTTTGTAGTCATCTTGGTTTCGGGTCATTACTCGTATCCAACGAAGTGTAAGGCCTTGATTTAAAAACCGTTCAGATACTGAGTCAGGAATGTCTAGTAAGCTAGGCTCACGATACTCCATATCTTGTTCCCTTGTATTGAGTTCACGAGCCTCAACATTACGTGTTGTATTTGTATTACGTGCCATTTAATTTTCCTCCACGCTATTAGTAAACTGAAGTGTACTCACCGTCTGCTGAATCTACTTTCAACTTTTCGGCTGCGTACTGTTCCAAAGGTATACCCCATTTTTCTGCAAGTCGTACATCTTCTTTAGTAAGACGTACTTTCTTACCAGATGAGGCTGATGAAGTGCGTGATGCTCCACCGACCACTTGGGCAGGAGTTGACGTTTCCTGCTGACGTTCTTCTTGAACTTCTCCACCAAAACGCTGCGGATATCTGCTACGTAGGCGAGAATCAATTTCTTGGTAGAAATCTACATCTGTAGAATCATAACCCTCTGTTTTAAGTTCTTGGTCAATTTCAAGAGCTAATGTAGTCATTACATTGTCTTGACCAAACCAAGGATTACGTCCTGCCCACTCAACTGCTAACCTATCATATTCTGCTGATTGTTGTTGCTGCTGTTGTTGTGGAGCAGGTTGTGCTACCTTTTGTTCTTCAATTTCTGGTCTATATTGACTACGTGTTAGATTAAGAGTTGTAGCATCACCTTGAGCCTTATTAAGGTTTTTTTGTGCTTGTACAATTCTATCTGTATCACCTGACTCAAGTGCTTGCTTGTAAGCATCTTCAGCTAATTCAATACGACTATTAATTTGTGCTTCTGCAGATTCAAAATTCTTTTCTAAAGAAGTTTTGATTTCCTGTTGTTGAGCTTTTAATCTTTCCTCTAACTCTTGTTGACGAGTTATCAGAGTTTCAATTTGTTCTTCACGTTCTTTCTTTTGACGAACTAATTGTCTTATCCGTTTTTGTGCTCCTGATTGAGGCTCTTCAGATTCATCTCCTTTACTCTCTGAGCTAACGTCTTGTTTTTCATCATGTTGCCCAGTATGCTGTGTATCTGCATCTTGTTGTTGCTTCGTTTGTACGGCTTCCTTTTGGGAAGTATCTTCGGATAACTCACTCTCAATTTCAAACTCAACTTTCTCTTCCTTATTTTCGGTATTGGAAGTATCAACCGTAGTCCATTGTTCAGACATATATTTCTCCTTTTACGTCAGTTGCGACACTATGACGAGTTACGCATTTGATATTATATTACAACAAGTAATATAATTATACAATACCCTTATGTTAAATTAATTAGATAAATTAAAAGTAGGGTCTAATTCTTTAGGGTCTTCTACAATCATTGAAATTTGGTCATCAAGAAGTAATAGTAACTTGACACCTTTGTAGAAAAACTTTTGACCAGAATGTTTTCCATAACATACATAGTCACCCTCTTTACACCAAGCACCACTAGGATATCTTGTTGTATCTTTATAAGCATCCTTACCTACTGCAAGAACTTTACCGACAGTTGTAAGATATGCAATATCTTCTTTTGTAGAATCTGGAAGAATAATACCGCCCTTTGTCTCTTGCTTAACAGAGACAGGCCGTATAAGAAGATGATAGCCCGGAACTACTGGTAGTACTTCTGGGTCTGGCATTTCTTCATTAGTATTCCATGCATCATTAAGAATAGATTTTTCCATTGCTACTGCTCTCATAATCACTCCTCATCGTCTTCATACATTACTTTGTTTACCATATTTTTAACTTCTGCTCTGGCCCACTCCAATCCTGAAATGCGACCTACAGAGTTCATATACGTATGATAATCCGAAGCTGCTCCTGATGCAAGCGAATTTTTTACTAATTCAATTTCTCTATGTAATAATTTATCTATTTCTTCTATAAGCATTATTTATTCTTTGTGCCTGAAATCATTTTACTAATGACATCAATTGCTTTAGCAGCTTCTGAGCTTTCAAGATTGTCTTCATGCTTTACCATATCTGCAAGAAGTTCTACTGCCTTAATAGCTGCTTTTGCATTTCTGTCTTTTTCTTTCTCGTCAGCCTTGAGTGTACCCTCTGCACCAATCTTATATGCATCAAGTGCCAGCTTCTGTTCTTTCAAGTCAAGGTCACGGTTCTTTAAAGCACCTTCACTTGCTTCTTTAGCAAGCTGTGCCTGTACCTTTTCCTGTTCAATCTGCAGACGTTGAGCTTCCATCTGAACCATTGCCTGTTCAGGTGTAGGACCTTGTTGTGCAGCTGCCATATTTGCTTGCATAACTTGCTGTGCAGCAGCCATCATTACTTGTTCAATAACTGCAGGGTTTTGAGCATTAGGGTCACCTGCTGGTGCTTCTGCCATCATTTGACGTGTCAAACCATTTACCTGCTCTTCATACTTCATAATTACGTGTTCTTGTATGTTAGCTTGTAAGATAGGTGCTACACGTTGCATTATAGGATTACCACCATTCATTGGGTCTTGTAAGAACATTGTCTTAATCTGAATATGTGCATCATGGTTCTGTCCTGCAAATGCTTTGATTGGCAGACCTTTAGTTGCTGCTTCAATATCTGTTACAGGGTCAAGAGGTTGTGCCTGTGGTTTTTCTG